CATGGGCATACGGTTTACAAGATTGGCGAGTACGAGTGACTTCTCGTAGGCCGCGATGATTTCGTCAGACCAAATTTCGGGGATGAAAGTTGCCGCCGTAGTATTGGTGACGTGGTTAGTACCTAGTGCCATTTTAATAGCTCCTTAATGCTAAGTGTTACCTTACACGTTTCTCAGCATACGCTAACATGATTTCGTCATGTAATTGCTGATAACGCTTAGGGTTCGTTTTCATGAGTTCAATAATATCAGCACGACGATAGATTTTACGACTTGGTGCTTCAGAAGAACCTGAGGTGCTACCAGTAGAAGCGGCCTTAAGTTGACGCTTACGATCTTGCTCTTGAACTTTAACTGTTTCGGCTACCATTCCTTGACGCTCTTTCCAGAGTGTGATCAATTCATTAGCGGCTTCATAGTCAAACTTCTTATCAGCGCGTTCGTATAATTCACGACGAACAGAAGTTGCTTCTTTCCAATCTTGGAACTTTTGATCCTGAATGATATCAATAAAATCAGGATGGTTGTTCTGCAACTGGGCTAGTATCTGCTGTTGCTTCATAGCCATTGAGGTTTCTTCAGCTTGTTTGAGCTTTGGATGATTCTCAATTGCTTTAGCAATCGCTTTTTCAGGATCTGCGAAAAAGTCTATTTCTTCGTCAGTTTCTTGTTGTGGGCTTTGGGCCGCTTGAATCTGAGACTTTACGAAATCGTCAACAATTTTCCGTAGTTCACCTACTTCGGAACTTTGCCTGCCTAGAAGTTTTTCAGCTTCCTGATGCATCTGGACGATATCTTTAATATCTTTTCCTTGATACTTTTCAGGAATGCCGTCATCTTCTTCAGGTTCTTGAGTGTCTTCTAGGCTTGGCTCTTCAGCTTCCTGTTCGACTTGCTCTATTTCCTCTAGTGAAGAAAACTCTTCGGTGTCTTGTTGATCTTCGGGTTTCGGATCAAGTAATTGTGCCATATTGTTAAACTCCGTGCCGTAGCATTATGGAAGTGATTATTTCTGAGCGGCTCTCTCGTGATCCCTAGCCCACTTATCATCAGCATCGGGCCATCCGATTCCTTTGAAATGTGAGGATACACTTGAGATTATCCGCTGTGCGGTGTCACCACATTCAGGGCAAGTTGCGAATAGATCATTAACATCTACCCATTGCTCTTCAATGTGGTCACATTTGATGCACTTAAAGTCATACCGACGGATCATTGCCCGCCTCCATGTCTAGTGCATTTCTTATCCCTGTTTCAAAGTTGATCACATTCATTAGAGTGATGATCTGACCTTTAACAAAGAATAAATCTTGTTCGTTTTTTATTTCGTCAATTTTAAATGAGTCTACTAAGTCTTTTGCTTCTTGAATAAATTGTTTCCAACCGTCAAGTAAAAACAAATCTAAATAGTTCTCATAATATTTTTCATCTTCAGGACTCAAAAGAGTTTCTCCTGTTGCTAGTATATACTTGGTATTATACCATAAAAACCTTGACTTGTCAAGAGGCTTGTGCTAATGGGGCCTTCTTTTGTGGTGCTTTAGGCTTTGTTGATTGCTCTTCTAAAGCCTTAAGACGTTCGTCGTATTGCTTAAGAATGGCATTCACTTGTGTTAGAATGTTATCCAGTTCTTGTTTGGTTACCATTTTGGCCTCTCATTTGCATTTGTACTATATCTTCTTTTGTTTCAATCTCACGTTGCTTAAGTGCAAGTTCTGCAATCTTTGCACGTTGATTAAACTCTTCAGTGGTCGGGTCAGTGCCCATACCTTTCATTACAGCGGCATAACGCTTAGTTTCACTATCAACAGGAAGCAACTCAGTCTCAACTTCATTTTGTTGAATACGTGAAATAACCTCTTGTGTTTGTGCCTGTGTGTATTCAACCATTGACTGTTTCTGAGCCATATCCATTTGCATTGCTTGCATTTGAGCTTCTTGAGCCTGTGGATTTGGTTGCATGGCTTGTTGAAGACTTGCAATAATTTCCTCACGGTTGCTCAAGTTCATATTATCTACAATAGCTTGAATTAACAACGGGTACATAGGTGAATCCTGACCCATAGTTTGCAGTAACTGAACAAGCTGTGTAACCTCGTACTCACGAGCAATAATACCCAAAGAACTACTAGCAACAAACTTAAAGTCCTTAGCAGGGTAACGCTCAGGGTCAAACTGCATATACCGATAAGCAACCTTTTGGACTAATGGGATCAAGAATGCTTCTTGGAAGTTAATTAATGTGCGCTTGTGACGCTTGATGATTGCTCCAAGAGACATAGAAATGCCTGCCGCAGTTGAATCGCCGTTAATACTTCCCGGAATACCTGCCGCATCAATAGCTCCTGTTGCCATCTGCACCATTTGTTGGAGACTGGCAGACTGATTAAATGTGTTGGCGTCAAGATTTCCAAATCTAAACGGCTGTAAGATTTCTGAGGGATTGCCATTCGTAAGGATGGCCTTGCCGGGTCTAACTTCCAATTTGCTTCCCCTAGGAAGGCGTGAAGCATCAACAGCAAGCATAGGGTGTACAGTAAGCGCAAGTGCGTCAATTCTAGCTCGTAACTCCGTATCAAGTGCCTTTTGAGCGTTATATCCTTTTTCACAAATACCACGGCCCCAGAAGCGTCCGGGGACAACGTCCCAAGGAAATGCAACTACAGGGCGATCTTTCATCATGTAAGGGTTCTTTTCTGCCTTAAGAAGAACACCTCCGTTTGCAATAACAATAATTGCTTCAACATACTCAGTTTTTTCTTTAGAAACTTCTCCATCGTCTGCATCTTCATTAAAGAGATCACGAGGAACAAGCCCATAGTATTTTGTTAGACGTACCTTATCATCTGTGTAAAGTGTAAGGTCTTGAGTTGGCTCAAGGTCAATATCAATAGCGGCTTCTTCGACATCAACGTCAGAACGGTAGATGCCCGCCTCCTGTGCCATCTTAACCTGATGCACAGGCACATATTCGTCGATAGCGACACCTAAGGCTTCTTTGATGCTTGTAGCAACTGGATCAATTAAGAAGTTTTGTGGCATTACCGGACGAACTCTAAACACCGTCCTATTGCGCTCCATAACTCCCACAGCCGACATATCTCCTTCCATGATAGGTTCCATAGCAGGAGTCATCTCAAGTTCTTCATCGGCAATAATTTCAGCCACTCCTGTACCAAAGACAGCGGCATTTAAGATACACTCTGCAATTGCTTTACGGGCGGAGACAAACTTAAAGTCTTCGTAAAGATGATTACGTAGATGGTAGATGTCTTGGTTATCTTGATCCATCATGTCGTCTTGAATGTCGAACCACTTCCCTCTTCCAAAGGTTGCTTCTTCGACCTCTGCTACTGCAGATTCTACGGCTTGTTGAAGGGCAGGGGAGATGATACGAGAGCGTTCTGATTGACGCATAGTGTCTTCAGCGGCCCATTGGCCTCTCCAAAGACGATAGTATTCGTCGAACTTTTCTTTGTAGTTACCTTCATAGTGGTCACGCCACTGATCGCATTTGTTGATTACCCAAGACTCAAGGGAAGTTGGGTCAATTGAGTTGTTTTCATATTCCATGTTAATATCCTGCCACAGGGTCTAAGATTTCAAAGTCGTTTTCTTCGTAGTCGTAGTAGTATGCTACTTTTGCTAGTTGGTCAATGTATGCGAGTGCGTCAACCAAGTCATCATGCACGAGGGCATTAGGAAACTGAAAGAGTTCGTCAAGGAACGTAGGGTTCCAATCTCCTTCATTTAAGACAATCTGTCCGTGTTCAAAACGTCCTTGAAGAGCCCAGACAACACGATCAGTTTTCTTTTTGTTTCCATGAGTTAATTCCTCCACCCTGAAAAACCGTTGTTTTGACTTCATCAAATCTGTAAGGTAAGGAAGTACCGCATTCTTTAAGGCTCCTTTTTCGATGCCAACCGCTATTGGTTGATAAGCATCGACAGCCTCGAAAATCTTTCTGGCGGTTTTTTTGATATCCCATCGTCCATGTACAATATCCGCTACCCACCATCCGTCTTCATTTGCCTTAACGATTGCTATCGCTGTTTGGTCGAGTTTTTTGTTCTTAGACTTCGTTGCGCTTTCAACATCAGCAAAGCCCGCAAGGTCGACTGCAATATAATAATCCCCAACGTCAGGCTCTTCATCAGAAAACTTAACCCAATCTTCTTTGAAGATCTCAGAACCCAATGCTTCAAACGATGCCATAAACTCCTGTCGGAATGCATAGGATGACATTGACTTCTTAGCAACATCAATTTCGTCTGGGTCGAGTAGTGGGTTGTCATAAGACGTAAAATGCCACGCCTTATAAGTCTCATCGCCTGACATTTCCGCATATTTAAACAACTCGTAG